TACTAGCGTCTGTGTAGTCTGCTAAACCGCCTGTTGTAGAAGCTGATGCGTTATAAAAGACTAATGCAGTCGCAGTTGTTTGACAAATTACATTTGATGTATTCATATTATCATTTGCTCTCCAAGGCATTTGTGAGGAAGATACATTCTGAAATGGTAAGCCAGTAATCACTAAATGCCCTGTACCTGATATAGTATTTATCATATTTATAGATACATTTATTTGTACAATATTCCCCACCTTAGTGTAATTTGCGTACCCGAAAGAGGCTGTATTATCAGTACCCGCTATACCTCCAAGCTTTAAAACAGGAGTCCAAGTACCCTCCTCATAGTCATCCAGCAGATTTGCCGCCCCTACACCGCCTAAGTAGACACCGCCTGATAGGTATAGGTCTTTGTAAGCGTTTGCGGAAGTGCCTAGAGAAACTACTCCATTAACTGGTGTAGTGGTTTCATTAACAGGGAAAATTGCATTTGTTGTGCCACTAAAACCTGCACCAGTTCCAGAAGCTGGGTTTAGAATTAGTCCTAGAGACGAGCCACCACGGGAAGAAATACTTCCAACGGTGATTCCGTCTTTGCGGAATCCTAAAATGCCCCCATCCGTTGATGTGCGGTTAATATCCATAACAACGCCACTGCCAGAGGTGCTTTTATATGCACTAAACAAAGCAAGACCATCAGAACGCAACGCCATTTCGTTATCTGCTGTAGTGCCTGCATTATTTGAATTTGGCGTAGAGTTAGTACCACCCACCAAGACATCACCTGCGCTAGATATGCGCATACTCTCAGAGGCACCATTATAGAACAGCCAAGCATCCGAATTATCATAGCCAATTAAGCCAGAATTAGTTGAGTTTTCAAACCTAGCCCATGCCGTTGTACCTGTGCCAGCATCCAAATGCAAAAGGTTGGCTGGCGAGACAGTACCGATTCCCACATTGCCTGAGCTGTCTAGCGTCATAGCGTTATTTAAGTTTAACGAACGAAAGGCAGAAGCGCCTCTATCGTATGCTTGAATATAGCCAGTAGAACCACCAGCAGACCAACCTAATTCAACCGCATCATCGCCCACCGCATCGCCAAAACGTGCATCTCCCGTAACTTCAAGTTTGAAGCCAGCAGTTACAGAGCTAGTACCAAGGCCCACATCACCTGTGGCTGATATGTGCATTGTGTTAGCGTCATTATTATAAAACTGTGTTGCATTACTACCTGAAGTGCCTACGTATAAAATACCGTCTTCATTTCTTACATTACCTGAATAAAGTTTTAAAGCAGTTAATTCAAGTTTTTCAGCACTAGCTGACCACACCATTTTTGGCGTAGTGCCTGTGTCTTCGTAGAATGAGATGTCTCCGTTGGAGGCTATGTTTTGGCGCTTATGCAGGCCAGCGGTATCGCCAGTAAACAAGCGTAAAGCCCCATTCCCAACAGCGCCCTCACTGTACGAGTCAATCTTACCTTTTATCCCTGCACTATTTGAGTCATTAGTTTTAAACTCAATCTCACCGAAAATATCACCTGTGGTTGCCCCAGTTGTAGTTGACTCTAGTAGTATATTTGCACCACTTGATTGAGAAACAACAAGCCCATCAGCAGTAACCGTACCTGTAACATCGATGCCAGTGGATGTGGTTTCAAACTTCTTTGCGTTATTGTGGTAAAGTTGAACTTCTGCTCCTGTAACAAAAGCAGCCATGTTTGCACCAGCCGTTGATCTTACCTGAATATCCGTACCATCAATCCGCAAATTACCTGTAGCTGTATCCTTAATATAACTATGGCTACCATCATGATAGATAACTAGATCATCACCAGTACCAAACTTAGCCTTGACGTTATCACCGTAAGATGTATCGCCCGTTAGTATGCCACCAGACTTAGGTAAAGCAGCGTTAGCCGTAGTAGTCGTAGTAGTCAAGACTCCATCTCTAGTAGCTATGTCTACACCATCTATAGTGCTAGTAGTAGTAATAGCACCAGTGAACGCAGCACCTGCTAGATCAGCCTTTAGGTTAGCTTCTGTGGTTACAAAGGCTGTAGTAGCCAATTGTGTAGTAGAGGTATCAGCAGCCGCTGTAGGAGCCGCTGGTACGCCTGTGAACGTAGGTGAAGCTAAGTCAGCCTTTAGGTTAGCTTCAGTAGTTACAAAGGCTGTAGTAGCTAACTGAGTAGTGCTAGTATCAGCAGCCGCTGTAGGAGCCACAGGGATACCTGTGAGCTGTGCGCTAGCTGTGTTAGCTTTAGTAACACTAGCTGCTTGAATGGCGTTAAACTCATCATCTAGCTCAGTACCACTTAAGGTCTTAAGAGGGTTGCCCGAAGTAAGGGCATCCTTAGTTGCAAAGTTTGTTGCTTTTGTATAGTTAGACATGGTTAAAGTACCTTACCTTGTTTAGCGAATATTGAAAGTTTCTGTAGGCTTAGGCCTGCTCCATTGATCTCTGCTGTGAAACCTACTTGGAGTATGTTACCTGCTCCTGACCCTGAGGACTGTTGTTCATTAATTAAGACTGACCCAGCAAACTCAGCTAAGTCATACTCAGCAACACCATACTCATAGATCAAGCCTGACTCTAGTGTGAATGGAAACGAGTAGAAGATGGGACTATACTCATAACCTATCTTAAGTGAGAAGTCTTGTCCTGTAGCGCCTACTGTGGTAGCTGTCATCTTTTTAACAATCTTATTGACGTTAGGTAAGCCTAGGTCAAAGAAGCTACTGTAGTAAGACATCTGATACTGTATACCGTTATCCTGATAACCTCCATACTTAGCTATGCCATTAGGCTGCGCGTAGTACAACTCTAGGCCTGCTGCTAGGTAAGCCTTAGGCGTCATAGAGGGCCATACTGTTACCCTGAAGGAGCCGTCTTCTAAAGATTGTCTAGTGTCAAACACAAAGGTCTGTCTAGTGGCAGGAAAGGTTAATAAGTAGACTGAGTTATGTGGTGAGTAGACTGACTTAACTTCAGCTAACACTTCAACCTCTATAGCCTCCATAATGTCGTCACGTATGTTCTTAGAGATGTTTCTCATAGGCTGAGATTTCTCTTGTACGGTACGGTTCAACGAACGTACACCAGTGTTGCTTAAGAACAAGATGTCCTCACCAGTGTTCTGTTTGGAGTCCCTAGCGATACATCCTACACCTTCGATAACCTCTACTAAGGTTAAGCTGATAGTATTCATAGATGCTTGGAAGTTATCATTGTCACCATAGATGATAATGTTATTCTGACAGAAGATAATTAAGAAGCCGTTGTGTGCGCCTAAGGCCACAATCTCATCAGCGCCTTGAGTAAGGACACTAGAGATGTCTATAGAGCCTGCTGTGCCTGTAGACCAGTCAGTACCATCCAGTACATCTGAGAACCATACTGTAGTCTTGTTAGCTATTGTGTCTGCTGTCCATAAGCGTCCGTATGCTGATAAGACTGTGTTAGCTGACTGTGAGCCTACTGTGGTGCCTGCGTGACCTGCTAGTGTTTCAAAGGTATCAGCACCACCGTCATTAGTATAGACTAAAGGTAAGTAGCCTCGCTGGAAGAAGTAAGCATGGTCATTAAGTGTAGCCACTTGCCAGTTACCATCGGTTATAGTGTCCGTAGTCGTTGGAGTTAGCGTAGTTAGGTCTACAGTGCCTTTGTAGAAAGTATCAGCAGACCATGAGAAGCGAGTGTTATCACCTGTTATCTCTTGGAAGTCTGCCATGCCTAATAGATCAATACCTACGTTAGCATCAACTACAGTGCCTACAGATAGTGTCTCGTATGCCCAGCCCTTACGGGCACTTAGGCGGCCTTGCTTATCTATGACGCAATTGTCAGCATGTAGTGCAAAGCCTTCAGGTAATGAAAGCCCTGACGCTTGGGTGTTTAAACCGTAGAACGCTGGGGCTGATATGGAGGCTGCTATTAGTGGTTTAGCCATGCTATGGTGCCTCCCAAATTAGTTCCTCAGGGTGCTTGTTAGCATCTATAGCAATAGCATCTGATAAGTAGCCGTGGGCCAGAGCCTTGGCTGATATAGGTGACATACCTCCGTCCTCTCCACGTTCCTCAATAGCCATTGCATAAGCTAAGGCTTGAACAGGTAAGAAGGGTACATCTATTGTGTCTGCATCATCTATAATGTCAGGTGAGCGTTTAATTACCTTCACGGCAATAGAGTAGACACCATCGGGTACTGGATATAGTTTAACTGTAGTGTCCCCATTAGTATCAATACCATCAAACACATAGTAATTAGGAGAGCCTTCAGGTGCAGTGTTGTTGTAGAAGGCGTTATCAAACCAGTGTGTTGTCTTGTAAGACATAAAGTTATTACTGGTATCATTAATTACATCAAGAACTGTAGACTTGTCACCGTGGTTAGTTAGTGAGTAAGTTGAGGTTCCAGCTACTGTAGTTACTGTAGTTGTCTGTCTTAGGGCTGACCAACTCCAAGTGTTCTCTACGGACTCTATAGCGTCATGTACGAATAAGCCTACTAGCTTAGAGTAACTATTCTCATTAACGGAGGATACCTCACGCTCCCTAAGGCGTATGAGTATGTTATTTACTAATTGTAAGTATGTTTTCATTTGTCTGCCTTATTTATAACGCTAAGAACTTAAGTGCCGAGAGTATGCCGAACTGCTCTGAGAAGTAAACTACACCAGCACCTAGGGCCATCCACTTAGTCTGTTTGTGCATCTGTGCTATTGCACTTACGGCATGGGTGAGTTCTTTGTTTGAAGCAGCGTTCTGTTTGATCGCTTCGTCATGCCCATCTACTCGCCATACTAACTTAGTGATAGCTTCTTTATTTAATTGTTCCATGATCAATCCTAGGTGTATGTGGAGTTGTTAGGTGTTTAAGCTGTACGCTTAGGCTTGGGTCTTAGGATGCTATCAGCTAGACCACCACCGAAGTAGAAGCCAACTATAGTGAGCATTATCCAGTCTATTTGAAACTCTTGTAATATATCTTTCACCTGTGTTACGTCTTGACCCATAAAGGTCATACCTATAACGATCAGGTAAGTGCTAATGTATGTGCCACCGAACATGAGTGCCATGTATCGCTGTGCTATCTTGAAGGGCGCGTAGGCCTGCATCAAGTCTATCTTTGCTTTGTTCTTTGCTTCAACCTTCTCAATGTCTGAGGTGTGGAAGTCATCTATTAGTTCTAGTCCCTTCTCTATAACGTCACCAGAGCCAAAGATTGTGTTTAAGATTCCCATAGGAGTCTCCTTGTAGGCTTTACGATAGATAAAAAAATAGGAGCCTCTAGTAAGATATGTTTATACTAGAGGCTCCTTTAGTTAGCTAGGTTTAGCCGTTAACTGCCATGATGAA